CGCTCGGCGTCTACGCATGATGTGCTTGTAGAACACACCGATCTGCGACTGTCCGAGGCTGAGAGATCCTCCACCCGTGTCTGAGCCCTGGAATCCAAGGAGATCAGGGATACAAAGAGCACGACCGATAAACATATTAAACAGGTTGATGCCCTTGGTGTAGGCCTCACCGTTGCCTTCGGCTTTCAAAAATTCAATTGAGAAGTCTTCTGGGATCGTAAGAGCCGTCTTCGCCTGAAAGTTCTTAATGGCGTTATGCACTTCCTGCACGCGCGCATTAGGCACATTCTTATTGTACTTAGCAACGGGGATTGGACCAGCGGCCTTCTCAAGGAATATAGCGTAGAAGCGTACTATATGGCGCTTTGCCATCCAGGCCTCATATGCTGCCCGGAGATCAGACTTCCCGTATGGATTGTCGTGTCGCCCCTGGTTGATGTAGTGAATCAGTGACTTTGGGTTTACATTGATCGTCCCATTAACAGTGTGCTGCTCATACTTTTCTACGTTCCCGTATTTGTCAGTATGAATAAGCCATGAGTTCGGGTAGCGAGTCTTCAGTGTTCTCAGTGCCAACGAGCCGTCGTCTTTGATCTTGAATACCTTCTCTGTCAGGGCAAAGCCTTTCGTGTAGGCCGTGTCGATCAGCTCCTCTAGGAGATCATCGAGAGAGACGTCGGGTTCCTCTTCCAGATCACAGAAAATGGCGTCGGCACACTCCTGGTCCTCTTCCTTCTGTGTGACAATTGTCCACCCAGAGCCAATCACGAGGTCGCGCTTTAGCTGCATCGCGATAGAGACCTGGTCGTCTACTTCCATCTCTTCGTAGATGTCGTAGTTACTGGTCTTGAAATAGAGGTCATCAGGGTTGTAGGGCTTATAGAGAGACTTGCGCACCCATGAGGACTCTTGCAGGGAGCGCTCGGCAGTGCCGAAATAGAGGTCCTTTGCGACACTATCTGTCGGCGCCGACTTAGGGTACGGCTTGTCTTTTGGCTCTAATTCTTCTTCATCTTGCTCGGGAGTTTCTGTCTTGATTTCATCGTCGTCTGTTGCGGGGACTTCAGCCACCTGACCAACTCCTTCTTGTATTTTAGAGCAATATCTTCTCGGCTATGTTTTCGTATAGATCAAATCTACCATGCTTTATAGCCATCTGAAGCGCAATGGACGTGGCGATCACGCAGTCGTCATTCTCCCCGTCCTCGGCCTCGATCTTTCCGCCATTATCAATGAGCGTCAAGCATTCGTAAAGTATGGCTTTTGAATTGAGCTGGATCTGCCTCTCCTCGACTGCCTCGATGAACGTGTCGAGCATCACTGGTCTAGATATGGAGTTTGTTTTCCAGCCGAGCATCTCGTCCTTAGGATCTTTGTATAGGTTCGGGTAGGAGTTCATTTCATCAAGGGCCAGGAGAACCGCGTGGCCATGGTTGTTCCGCTCGACTGCGAGAAACGGCCACATCGTACTACCCTTCTGATACCGCTCGGCTAGATCATAAATCCCCTTTGCAAACTCCGAAGGCTTCACCCTATTAGATCTATATAAGGCCACAACTTCGAGATCCGTTGCATCTAGAACGACAGCCACAGAATAGTCTTTGCGAACTCCCTCAGCCGTGTCAGCACCGATCACATAGCTCCGCCGGGGATCAAACGACTTGTAGATCTCCACAGCACCATAAGTCTCTATTGGCTCGGGTGCGTTATTGATCATTTCCTGGATAATGGTGAGGTCAAATGGAGCGCCACCAGATGCGAGAAAGCAAGTGACGTCGTCCTCGGGGTACTCCTGAATAAACAGGTCTTTGAGGTCGTGCTGCTTAAAACGCCGAAACGCAATCTGCCCCTTCGTAATATCCACCCCGTAAAGGCGTTTGGCCTTGTGCGTAAACTCAACCTCCTCGGGCGTCAGCTCTTTAACCGAGGACGGGTCTAGCTGGTACTGAGTGTCGACATACCAGGGGAAGAACATCTTCTCGTAGAACGGGTCTTCATCGATCCATGACCTGTAGAAGTGGTTTCCCATACCGTTCGGCGTGGTCTCGATCGTCACGATACCGGTCTTGATGGGGACGGTCTCAAGGGTTGCTTTGATACGGTTCTTATCCGCAAATGCTGCCTCGGAAATGTGCAACCGGTGGATAGTGCCACCGCGTACTTCTAGGTCGGCATAGATTCTGGAGTTGAGATCGGGAAAGACCATTTCATATTTAGATCCACCCCCTCGGTCTAGTCGAGGCTTGAGCCTGTCGGCTAGGAACTTATAGGCTCCTTTGGCAATGTCGAATAGGGTTTCAATACCATCTGAGTCGTGCGCTAAGATGCAGGCCGTGCGGTTGCGGTGGAAGAAGACGTCGTCACAGGCCTTAAGTATTTCGTTAGTCGAAACGCCACCCTGCCGGTATTTGAGAATGCGCTTCCTTAAGGTCTTTGAGTCGTTCAGCCGCCGCTGTATCCCGTTCTCCCTGAACTGGACCAGCTCACCCTGCTTATTGACGATGCGGTACAACGTGTTAAGTCGATAACGCCAATCGCCTAACTTGTTGATGGCGTTTCTTTCTTTCTCGTTGTTTGGCTGCAAGGATGCTCCTTGTAGTTTCTCATACATCTTCCGGGTCAGATCCTGAACGCTCGAACTCTTCAACCAGAGCAACGATGGCGCCATTCAGATTCACGCTCCCCGAAACCTCGTGCTTGTTCTCCGTCTCGATCCTGTCGCGCCACCCGTGCCGGTTCTTCATGTTGAAAATCCACACCGTAGCGTTAAACCCAGGGATCTTGCCGGCCATACCAGCCGCACCAATCCGCTCCCAGAAAACCCGATTTAACGCAAATGCTTCCCTTTTGGCCTCAGAAAACTTCGGGTAAGATCTCTCCCAAGCGTAGAGCGTCTCGACAGAAACACCTATCACCCCGGCAAACGCCTCGTAGCTCAACCCCTCTTTGCCCATATGGGTCTTGAGCATCTCGCAGTAGTCGCGATGATACTTCGTCGGCCGTCCACCATTATTTCCCTTAACGCCCATTGTCATTACCCCTTAGTTCAGGTCTATCAACGCTTGTTCTGTGTGCGGGAGTTCAACTTCGCCCTGCGGCATTTTATCGGCTGCTTTGATTTCGCGATAAAACCGGTTCATGCAGTGAGCGTCCATGAGCCATTTGCCGAGGATTGTGGTTTTATTAAACCCGATGAAGGCTTCCATGTCTTTTGGGAAGCAGTGCCCGCCGTAGCCTTTCTTGCCGTCTGGTCCGGGGACCTGGGTGTGCTGTCGGTTGATGTGCCCTGAGGCGAGTACACCCTGCAGGACTCGTTCATAGGAGAGATTCAGTTTCCCACACAGATCGCTAATGCCGTTGAAGAAGTTCACTTTGACGGCGCCAAAGCAATTGTGCGCGTACTTGGCCATCTCTGCCTCAGAATTGAGCATCGGGATGCGGGCGTGCTCCGGGAATAGCTCGGCCATGATTTTATGCCCTTGGCCACCGTAGAGCACGGGGAGGCTTGCCGTGTCCCTGTCCGCCTTGCGCTCGGTGAGGAACTCAGGGCATGAGATGACGGTGCAGTTATAGTAGCTGCTTAATTTGTCAGCAGTCCCAGGTAAGACGGTGGATTTAAGGAATATGGGGATGTCTGAGTGCTGGTAGTCTTCTAGGATGCGTTCGACGATGGACAGGTCGAGTTTGAAGTGTCTAGTCGGCACGGGGACGCAGATAAAGATAGCGTCTGGTTTCCCGGTGGCTAGGTCGTGAATGCCTAAGCCTGGATCGATTCTCGTGATCGTGTGGCCTCGTGGCTTTAGATATCTATATAATGCCCCACCGACTGTGCCTAGACCGTAGATTGTGACTCTCATTAGTTTCCCCCTCCGTAAAGCATATCATTCAGGCCGGCTTCCAGGTTGTAGAGCGGCGTCCAGCCCTTGTCCTTGAGCGGCTGATTCTGTGACTTCGGCTCCATGACGTCACCCGGGCGCGGCTCGACAATCTCAAAGTCAAACCTCCGCTCGGGCATTAGGTGCCGAAGAGTT